CTCCACAGCCACAAAAAGCAGCTGACCCTAAGGCTGAGGACTGGGCAGAAAAGAACCCTTGGTTTGGTCAAAACATCGTGATGACCAACACCGTGCGGGGTATTCACGTAGAACTTGTTAAGAACGAGGGGTTTGACCCCACTTCAAACGAGTACTATGATGAGATAGATCGCAGAATGCGTAATTTATTTCCGCAACAGTTTGGGGAAGCAGCACCGCCCCAAGAAGCTGCGCCAGATAACAGGACCAACCGACCCGTGCAAACGGTGGCGCCTGCAACCCGATCGTCGGGAGTCAACAATTCAGCACGCCGTACTATAAAGTTGAAACCCAGCGAAGTTGCAATCGCTAAAAAGCTAGGGGTTCCGCTTGAAGAATACGCTAAACATGTGAAGAGGTAGTCATGAACGACAAAACTGTACCAAAACTTTCTCGCAGTAAACGTGAATCTGAGACTCGCGAAAATACTGCGCGTCGTAAAAATTGGGCACCTCCTTCTCGGTTAGACGCTCCCCCTGCTCCTCCCGGCTATAGGCATCGTTGGATAAGGGCTGAGTCTGCAGGTCAAGAGGATCGAATCAATGTAACAGGCAAACTCCGTGAGGGGTATGAACTGGTTAGAGCTGATGAGTATCCTGAGTTTGACAGCATGATCCAAGAAGATGGAAAGCACGCAGGTGTTATCTCTGTCGGTGGATTGTTGCTGGCAAGAATTCCTGAAGAAACAGCAGAAGAGCGTCGAGAGTATTATCAAAGTAGAACCCACGATCAGATGCGGGCTGCGGACAATGACCTGATGAAGACGAACGCACATTCGTCGATGAAGATCAATGCTCCTGATAGGCAGTCCCGTGTAAGCCTCGGAGGTCCTCGGTCCTCCGAATAACCCTGTTATTTAAGGACATATATCATGGCTAATGTAGATAAAGCTTTCGGTTTGCGTCCGCTCGGTAACCTTTCTGCCTCTGGTTCACAGAAGCAGTACGGCTACGAGATTGCGGATAACCAAACCGGTGCTATCTATCAAGGTGACCTTGTTACTTTGAAAGATGGTTATATTCTGCAGTTCGACCCCAGCTCACACACAGCTGCGGTAGGCGTGTTCAATGGTTGTAATTACATCGATCCAACCACTGGTAAGCCCACTTGGTCTAACTACTACCCCGGTTCTGTCAACATCACTCAAGGCAAGATTGTTGCTGAGGTGTTGGACGATCCAAATCAATTGTTCATCATTCAGAATGACGGCACTTCAACTGCTGCTGATTATGGCAAGAACGCTGATATCGTTATTGGCACAGGTAGCACCACTACTGGTGTTTCCGCTAACGTGCTTGATACCAGCTCTATTGCTACAACTGCTGCATTGAACCTGAAGGTTATAGGTCTTTGGGATGTCCCAGCTAATGCTGTGGGCGAATTTGCTGTCGTTGTGGTTAAAATCAACGAGCATCTGTACGGAAGTGCAGGCGTAGCTGGCCAATAAGGAGTAAATGACCAATGGCAATTTCACGTTCACAACTCGTAAAAGAGCTTGAACCCGGTCTGAATGCTCTATTTGGACTGGAATACGACACCTACGAAAATGAGCATGCGGAAATTTTTTCCACTGAGTCTTCAGATCGAGCATTTGAGGAAGAGGTCATGCTTTCCGGGTTTTCTGAGGCCCCTGTTAAAGCAGAAGGCGCGGGCGTTGCATACGACCAAGCGCAAGAAGTTTATACAGCTCGGTACACTCACGAAACCATTGCTCTAGCTTTCAGCCTGACAGAAGAGGCCATTGAGGATAACCTCTATGATCGTCTTGCGTCTCGTTACACTAAAGCTTTGGCTCGTAGTATGGCTCAGACTAAGCAGATTAAAGCTGCTGACATCCTGAACAATGCTTTCACTACCTCTCTTGGTGGAGACGGCAAGCCACTTTGTGCGACAGATCACCCGACCCTTAGCGGTCCTGATCTGGCAAACGAGCTGGCTACTGCAGCAGATCTTTCTGAAACCTCTTTAGAACAGGCTCTGATTGATATTGCAGCCTTCACTGACGAGCGTGGCCTCAAGATTGCAGTTCAGGGCACTAAGCTCATTATCCCTAAAGAGCTTCAGTTCACTGCTGACCGTATCTTGAAGTCTACTCTGCGCGTAGGTACTGCAGACAACGACATCAACGCGGTCCGTAACATGGGAATGGTGCCTCAGGGCTACTCGGTCAATCATTACTTGACCGATCCTGATGCGTTCTTCATCATGACTGATGCCCCTAACGGCATGAAAATGTTCCAGCGTGTAGCTGTTAGCACTGGTTTCGAGGGTGACTTTGAAACAGGAAATGTGCGCTACAAGGCTCGTGAGCGTTACAGCTTCGGCTTTAGCGATCCTCGCGGCATTTTCGGCTCTCCGGGTACTCCTTAGAGATCGACCAAAGGGGCCTCTTGTAGGCCCCTTTTTTTCTCCCCCCTCTGTTTATATTTTTAGGCTTCAGGCGTGTTTTGTTGTGTTTGAGTTATGGCCAGTAGAAGCAGAAGAATCAGGACATGCAAATCTTGCAAGGAAAAGCTGCCTCTTAGTCAGTTTGAGGAGACTAGAACTAATGTGTTCCGCAGGGACTGCAAAACCTGCGTCAGCGTCAAACGATCCCAACAAAACTCTGAATCCCCCGAAGCCTACTTAAAAATACGCCTACTTAACCTTAGAAAACAACGGGTTCACGAAGGCATAAGTTTCCAAATCACCCTCGAAGATGTGCTGTCTTTATGGAAAAAACAAGACGGACGGTGCGCTTTGTCCGGAGTCCCGCTTACTTTTCATCAATCTGGTGGTTACGGAGATGGTAAAAAAGGCGAGTTTAACGCCTCTATAGACCGCATAAACCCTAATGGCCCCTACCTACCGGACAACGTACAGCTAGTTGCAATGCGCGTAAACTATATGAAAAACATCCTGTCAGAAGAAATGTTTTTCTGGTGGGTACGCAATTTGCACGACAACTACTCAAAAAAGATGTTCACCCCTCCCTTGTAGGCCCCTTTCTTTTTCTATACGATATTGTTTTACCGGGGTCATCCGGTATGCCTGACAGTCCCGGCTGACGACATGCAGACAGGTATACCCCAAATTAACTCGCATGTGAGGTTCTTATAATGGCTAATACCACTTTTTCTGGCCCTGTCACATCCACTAACGGATTTGTAGGCGCTGTAACAGGCGCTGTAACAGGCGACGTAACAGGCAACGTAACAGGCAACGTAACAGGCGGCGTTGCCGCTACAAGCGCGTATGTGCAAATTAATGCGGTAGCAGCAACAGCGATTGCAGACGCAGCCGACGCAATTAACACCGCAAACAAAGTAGCTGGCACTATCGTTCTAGACACTACTAACTCTCGTATTATGGTTGCTTTGGGCGCGGACGCTACATCGAATTGGGCGGTTGCCGACGGTTCTGCTACTGTAACCCCATCCTAATTAAGGGGGTGACCCATGAGTTTCAGTAACATCAAATCCGTCACCAAGGCGGCAGATGCTTCAGCAGTGGTAGGACGCTCACGATTAGTGGGTGTCTACTTTACCAACACTGCTACGGGATCTTCATTTGCTCTAAAAGACGGCACCACTTCTGGCGGTACTGCATTATTGTCAATAACCACTCCTGCTGTTGCAGGGGCTACAGACTTGTTTATCCCAGATATGGGAATATTGTTTGAGACAGGCATCTTTATTGACGTAAACGACGCTGAAGTAACAAGTGTTACTTTGTTTTTTGAAGGAGGTGATCCTCAGTAGTGGCCAACACCAAGAACGTAAAACGCACGCCTTCTGGACGTGTTTCTTATCGCGGTGAGACTTTTGCGGGATACAATAAACCCAAAAGAACCTCTGGAGGCAGTAAGAAATTTGCTGTTCTGGCCAAGAAGGGAGACCAAGTAAAGCTGGTCAGGTTTGGTGATCCGAACATGACTATCAAGAAAAGTAATCCCGGTCGTCGAGCCAATTTTAGGGCTAGACATAACTGCGATACTGCAAAGGATAAATTCACTGCGCGGTACTGGAGTTGTAAAAAATGGTAAGGAAGAAAGCCGCAAAAAAGAAGGTGGTCCGAAAGGCTACCGGAGGCGCAGTCCAAAAGTCTTCTGTAAACAAAGCGGGCAACTATACGAAGCCTACTATGCGAAAACAGCTCTTTAATCAAATAAAGGCTGGAGGAAAAGGCGGTAAGCCGGGCCAGTGGTCTGCACGTAAAGCGCAAATGTTGGCCAAGCAGTATAAGTCGAAAGGTGGAGGCTACAGAGATTAATGGCACTCAAGAAGTCCCAAAAATCCTTGAAGTCTTGGACAAAGCAAAAGTGGAGAACAAAAAGCGGTAAGCCTTCCACGCAAGGACCCAAAGCCACAGGTGAGAGATATTTGCCTGCAAAAGCTATTAAGTCTTTAAGCAATAAGGAATACGCAGCTACAACACGCAAGAAACGTGCAGATGCTGCCAAAGGTAAACAGGTTTCGGCGCAGCCTAAAAAGGTTGCTAAAAAAGTTAAACGTCATAGACGAGTGAGGTAATCAAAATGGCTGGACGTGGAATGGGTATGGCAACTCGAGGCGGTGGATGCGTAGGCTCTGGACCTCGTAACAAAAAGGTTTCTTCTCCTAGCCCAAAAGTTGAAGTCATGATGGCCAAGGGCGGCATGGCTAAGAAAAAAGGCAAGTTCCCTGATCTGACAGGAGACGGCAAAGTGACCAAGGCTGACGTCCTGAAGGGACGGGGTGTTAAAGCCATGAAATATGGT